AAACCTAAAAATGTATTACCAAATGAACTTATAGACCAATTATCAGAATATTGGTGTGATTCAGACGATACCAGGACTGAAAATTTAGAACAATTTATTCAAAGGGTTGCAGAAATTGGGCAGTGGTGGCCTCATAATCAAGTTGTTGAAGAGTTACAGGATGCTAATAAGATTGAGTTTGTTTGTAATAGTGGAACATCAGGATGAAAACAATTATAATAAAATCAGAATTAGATAAAACATATTGCAGGACCCGTATAAATGAAACTGCTTTGGATGGGAAGCAAGAAGTTGTGTTTAAGAAAGTTGATAAATCGGCAACATATAAACAACAACAATTATGGTTTCTTTGGTGCGGCGAAGTCGGAAACTCAGGATTAGGCAGGCATATCATACAAAACGATGTCCACATATCCGCTAAATGGCAATTTGTAAGACCGATACTTATAGAAGAAGACGAAATATTTGCCGGCATTTATAATTGGTTCGTGGAAACATACAGGAACAATGATAACTTTTCTGAATTGTGCAAAGAATTTTCTGAAAGAAGAATTAGAACGAATGATTTGACAAGGAAAGGGCGGGTTAAAAGCTTGAATGAATTTTATAAATATTGGCGCATTGAACACGGCGTATCGCTTACAAACCCAGACATGCGTGGCTTAGACTTGACGAAATTTTAAGGTATAGAAGATGAAATATCTTGAATACATCAGAACAAAACCATGCAGCAATCCGAACTGCCATGGGTTCGGGCAAATTATACCACACCACGTTAGAATGTTGGGTGGTGCTGGTGTCGGCATGAAACCAACAGATTTTGATACAATACCTCTTTGTTTTGCTTGTCACCACGAAGTACACTTAACAGGAGAAGTAACATTCTGGAAATTGAAGGATAAACAAAAAACCAAAGACTTTTTATTTGAAATGACATCAAATTTACAAAAGGAATATAATGAAAAGTAAATATACCGGATTATATTTTGGAAAAACAAGACAAGATTTTGACTCTGATGAAGAACTTGAAATTTGGTGCTGGCTGAAAGAAGCTGAAAAAGCTAACTTGCTTGATTGTATAAGATATCAAGAAAAATCATTTTTGCTCAGTGACCGGATTGTTGAAAAATATCAGAAGCAATTAAAGACAAAATTAAAAGATATGGAGAAAGTTTTATTCCGACCCCATAAATACACTCTTGATTTTGAGTTCTGGCTTAACGGGAATATGCTAAATGACGTTTTTATAAATTCTAAGTACAGGCATACCAAAATAATACAAATCGACGTTAAAGGCGCGTTTAACAAGTTTGGTGATCCTAAACAATTTTCAATAAACAAGAAATGGGTTTATGATAAATTTGGTTGTTATGTTGAAAAGATAGTACCAAAAAAAATATTCGAAAAAACATGGGTTCCTGAGATTGCAAGACTTACTCCAAAAACGAAAGTTCCGAGTACAACGTACAGAGGATTTAATACTATTAAAACTTTTTTAAAATAAAATACATTTTACCCTTGACATCAATGATATCAATGTGTACACTGTAACCATGAAAACAAACACACATAAAAAATTGGAGACAAAAATGGAAAAAATTCTTTCAATAGTACAGGGAATAAGCCCACTAAACGGTAGTCCTTTTGTGGTTGTTCAGTTTGAAGGCCCAACCACAAAACCTCATTACTTTACAACAGAGAAAGAATCCACTAAATTTTTAAACAATCTTTTGGAAGAATGTAAAGACAACTTTTCACAAATGAAGACTGTAGCATCATGGGAATCAATTGGATACGAAAGAATTAATTAGCCGAGGCAAAAATGAAATCATACACAGTACGAGACATATCACCGGATCAATACAAGGCTCTCAGGATCAAAGCTGCTGAGGGGGAAACGATATGACAAACTTAAACGGCGAACAAAAAATTGATTTTAGCGCACCTATTATTTTTAAAGATACCGACAAGAATACCAACGGTGATGTTAACGGTCGCATACTGAGGGACAAGGACGCAACTGTAATCGGTGGAACTGGTGCTTTTTGGGTTGAGTGTGAGTGCGGTAATACTGTAATTGCAAAAGAGGACATCTACAAATGCACTCAATGCAACAAAGAGGTGTTTGTAAATTACGACGCATAAACCAAACGCCCCGAAAGGGGCAAAGGAACGAAATGAAAACATACACAGTAAGATACATTCCACCAGATCAATACAAGGCTCTCAGGATCAAAGCAGCAGAGAATGAAACCAGTATCAATAAAACAATACTGAAAGCGATTGCACAGTATCTAAAAGGGACAAAACAATGCAAAAAATAATTAACTTAGGATATATATTAATAGGAATGTCAGGCTTAATAATGGCAATGAATGAAAACGCTAACCATATTAATATGATTGGTGTATCTTTGTTTGCTATTGCTGTTTATTTTGGTAAAAAAAGAATTGATTAAATATAACATGCTGGTCTGGATAACATTACAATTTACAAGTTACACAGATCTACATAACTACTTATTATTCGTATAAAAACAGGAGATTATAAAAATGAGCATTATAGAAATCGACAAACAATTTAGCTTAATCAGAGATGGTCAGAACGAAATGTTTTATATACAAAATGTCTGCCAAAAATGTAAGTGGAAAGGCGATAAACATTATGCCTACAATAATTATCAACATTCAAACTGTAAAGAAGAGAGGCAGCGTCATAGGCAAAAAAAGTGTGGGAACGAATAATAAAAAGTTGAAAGGGATAATGGCCTTGTAGCTGGAAGTTCAGTCGTTACTGAGTCACGATCAACTACCGAAAGGTGAGAAAAGTTGATTGCAGGGCCATACCCGTTAACTTGAACATTAACAAAAATACTACGAGGTAATTATGAACGAAATTCAAATGACAAATAATGAAATTTTTTCCGCTATGGTAGATGCAGAATGGGCTGTTGTGTATAGAAGTTTTATAAAATTTATGAGCCTATACAAAAAGGGTCAAATGTTTAACTGTTTGCCTGAACAGCCCTCGGAAGAGCAATGCAATTTAGCCCATAAAAAATTTGAAGAATTAATGGAAGCGCTTGGTTATTTGTAGCCCGTATTTTGTTAATAAAAAAATGCAATCGGACGGCGTACCTTGCCGTTGATTTTGAACATTGGAGCGGACTATGGATAAAATTAAAAGAGTAGAGCAATTAAGAAAGCGTTGGAAGGCCTGTAAGCCACCAGATGAAAATATACATGGTATTATATCTATAAAAAAATGTAAGGGTGGGGTCATTGCTTTAGAACAGGCCCTTGATATCCTCAAACAGCCGTCCAATACTACAATGCAGATCGACACAGAGCCTTGTGTCAATTGCAACTTTTATAAAACAAATGTTCGTTTCAGATTCTGCCCTGACTGTGGCCTGGCTCTGAGCGACTGATTTCAGACATTTAAACAAGGAGAAAAATCATGGAAATTAGATTTTATAATGGATCGAAAAGGGTTTACACGGTTTCCTCAATAACCACGCAGGGTGCAATCGATTTGATGAATAATATGGGAATAGAATGGACACGGTATAAAATTTATGAAGCAAAATAGAAGGGGTGGCAAAAGAAAAGGTGTCCTGTTCACGGATTCACGGGTGGATTTGTTTCACCGCCAGCCACTTAACACAGAATATTATTTTTACAAGGAGAGCTTATGAAAGATGGAGAGAAAATAGTCCAGCGCCTGTCAGAATGTGGTAAGCTGATGGCAAGCGGTGAATTTAGTATCTATGATTTAGACTATATCAAAAAGGCGCTTAAAATGATGCTGAATGCGACTGAGGAGACAATGGCGAAAAATAATAAAAAGTTGCAATGAGCATCGCAACCTCAACGCTGAACTTAATTATTAGGAGGATAAAATGGGGCATAGATCAGGAAAATATAGTACTCTAGAACGACGAACTGCGGTGTTAATGTATGAGAATGGGTTTACGTTAAAAGAAATCGCTGAGATATTATATAGAAAGAACCCGGCTGCAATCAGGCAAGGCATCCAGCGCTGGCGGCAAGAAATAATAACCGTTGCAACGAGCGTCGCAAGCTCGTCGGTGAACTTATGACATTAGCTTAGACAGGCTCCGCCAGCGTCGCTAATCAAATATTGCAACGGACAAGCCGCTGAACTGCAAAGGGCAAGGGCGTACTTGGGCAGGGTAGGGCACAAGCACATTAAGGAGAAATATGATAAAAATACACCATAAAAAATTGTTCAATAGTATCATAAAAAATATTATGGTTTTATGCTGCAAGAAAAATGCTGACCATTTTGCAAGTATAAAATTAGACAACGGAGATATTTTAAATGTTTATGCAAAATTTAAGGAGTAAGGTATGAAAAAGTATAATGTAATTTATGCAGACCCACCATGGGATGTTAAAAGAGGCCCAGACTGGAATAGTAATGGCCCATCTAAAGACCTTCCATATCCTACAATGAATATTGAGTCAATAAAAGGTTTGCCGGTTAAGGAACTTGCGGAAAAAAATGCGCACCTTTATCTTTGGACGATAAATAAATATATCAAAGAATCTTATGATGTAGCAAAATCATGGGGTTTTAACGTATCATGTATGATAACTTGGTGTAAGCCCCGGCATGGTATAGGGATAGGGGGAACATACATCCAGACAACCGAACATTTACTATTTTGCAGGCGTGGAACTCATAAGGCATTGAAAAGAATTGATACAACTTGGTTCGAACACAAAAGGCTTAAACATTCTGAAAAGCCTATGTTATTTAGAGAGCTTATTGAAAGTGTCTCTGCAGGTTCAAAGATAGAGCTTTTTGCCAGGGAGAAGTTTGAAGGATGGGACTCATGGGGGAATGAAGTAAAATCTGACATAGAATTACATGCGGAGTAAATCCGCTAATAAGTTAATGCCCCGGACGAGCCGGGAAAAGTGGTTGGAATCGAATAATTAAAATGTTTGCTATTGACATAAACACGATATTTTTGTATATATTAATTTTAGTAGTGAACACAATTTAAGTAGGATGGTAAGTTTGATTTTTTCATTTTTCTCTTCCTTCGTCGATAGCCCAAGTCGGTATGCAATTGAGTATACCGGTGAGGGCTATTTTTGTTTGTGCTGTAGCTAAATATCTGATATAGTTGACATTATTAATGAACTTTGAGACTCACAAAACAAAGAGTAGCAGGGGGAAAGAAAAAGAAACAATAAAATCTTTTTTAGGCAGAGGTGGTAAAATACAAATACTAAATAAAAAAATAGATTATATTGAGTCACAGGTGATAAGACCGAAGGGGAAAAGTAGTCCTGGTGCAACAAGTGGATGTTACAGCACTGGTAGAGTATACTGATGCTAATATTTAGGCACGAACCGGTTACAAAAACTGCAAAAGAATATGCAAGAGATAAACCGGATTGGGATCAAAAAAAATATGCTAAAGATCTAAAAGCAGCAAGGGAAAGAATAAAAGAATGTCAATCAAATCAAACCAGCGAATAGCTAACGATAAATACCGGGCAAATTTTGACCGGATTATATGGAATAGTATAGAAAAAGCAATAAGTTGCAAAGATTCAACAAAAAGTGAAAGTTTAGAACCACAGAGTATAGGCAAAAATAGCTTTCCAGAAGGTAAGGCATAGTGAGGTAAAAATGGCTAAAGTCGGGAGGCCAACGAAATATACAGAGGCACTACTTGAAAAGGCACGCCATTATGTTAAGAATTTCGAATTATTAGGGGACGTTATACCATCTCATATAGGTCTTGCATTAGCTTGTGGCATTAGGACATCGACTCTGTATGATTGGGCAGGGCACGAAGATAAGAAAGAATTTTCGGATATGTTAGACGAAATTTTACAGAAACAACATCAAATCTTAATCAATAGTGGGCTTACAGGGAAATTTAACTCTAACATAGTTAAGCTTGTTTTAACTAAACACGGATATAACGATAAGACTGAAATTAAAGCAACACATACCTTTGAAGATTTATTAAAGGAACTTGATTGAATAAAGACACTAAGAAAAAATTACAGCGTATAAAGGATGACTACCCACATTATGCTGAAAAGTGTTTAAAGATCCGTGTTAAGAAAGCTGTATTGATAGATGGCAGAAAAGAAAAAATCATTCCGTTCAAGTTAAATAAAGCACAAAAATACATTCACGGAAAGCTTGAAGAACAGAAGAAAGAATTTGGGTATGTCAGGGCTTTGCTTTTAAAGGGCCGCCAACAGGGATGTTCAACTTATGTTGAGGGTAGATACTTTCATAAAACAACTCAAAATTTCGGAGTAAAGACTTTTATACTCACGCATGAAGATAAAGCAACAGCGAATCTATTCAAAATGGCGAAAAGATACTATGATCACTGCCCAGAGGTCGTAAAACCACAAGTCGCACTATCTAATGCAAAAGAACTTACATTTGACAAGCTTGATTCTGCTTATGGTGTTGGTACGGCAGGGACTGGTAATGTTGGTCGATCAGATACAATAGATTATTTTCATGGTTCGGAGGTAGGCTTCTGGAAAAACACAGATTCAATTAAGACAGGCATACTTCAAGCAGCAGAGATGGCAGAAGAAATTATCCTTGAATCTACTGCTAACGGTTTTGATAAGATGTTTCAGCCCATGTGGATGGATGCATCAGCAGGGAGAGGCAAATATATTGCTATCTTTGTACCTTGGTACTGGCAAGAAGAATACCGGGAGAAAATACCTAAATATTTTACGCTTGATGAAGAAGAACAGAAATACTTCGATGCTTATAAAGATAATGGGCTTACTGACCTTGAACAGATGTTATGGCGCAGGAACAAAATTATAGAACTCAAAGACCCATTACTTTTCAAACAAGAATACCCGGCAACAGCGTCAGAAGCGTTCCAGGTCACAGGACATAACTCTTTTATACAACCGTCAGTAGTTTTATCTTGTCGTAAATCTAAAGGCTTAGAAAAACATGGCGATTATATTATAGGCTGTGACCCTGCCAGAGAAGGTGATGATCTAACGACATTTATTAGACGGCAAGGCCGTGTTGCTTGGGGTTTAGAAAAACATTCAAAGCTCGATGATATGGCAAAAGTTGGAATGGCAAGGAAAATACTTGATTCAGAACCAGTGACCATGATGAATATTGACCGTGGTGGTGGATCCGGTATGTATGACAGACTTAGAGAACTCGGATATGGTGAAAATGTTTCGCTTGTTAATTTTGGTTGGAAAGCGGTTAACGGCAAAGAATATAAAAACATGAGGGCTGAAATGTGGGGTGGTATGAAGTCTTGGCTTGAGTTAGAAGAAGGTGTGCAAATACCAGACTCTGATTATCTTCAAGCAGATTTAGTTGCACCTGGTTTCACATACACATCATTAACTCAGATATTGTTAGAGAAGAAAAGCGAGGTTAAGAAGAGAACAGGCAAGTCTCCTGATGGCGGTGATGGCCTGGCTTTAACTTTTGCACCTAAGCCATTTATTGATGGCATGGATTTATCATAAATTTAGTAAAAAACAGTGATTTTGTAAGTGGTTGTAATTATAACGTTAAAAAAATAAAAGGCTTAAATCTGCATAGGCTTAAGACTTTAATATGAAACCAGAAAC